ATCAGGTGTCATGTAACCTCGTTGTTCTTTGTTTAATATTAATAAGACTGTTTTATAAACCGTGTCTACACTTATTGCCATTTGTTAGTTTTTTTTATTATAATACAGAGAAGACCGCCGAAGCGATCTTCTATATATTAGTATTACATGTTATAGAAACTTTTTCTCTATAGATTTAAAAATTTGCAACCCTTCATCTGTCTTAAAGAAAGCCGCCATAGCTGAGTATGGATGCTCGTCGAAAGGTACTGTCATAAGTTTCTTACCATTAGAAGCCCAAACAAATGTTCTTTGGTCTGCAGACAGCTTGATTATAGCTGCTTCTGTTGCTTTAATAGCAAAGTTTCTTAACTGTACGTTTTCATCGTTGGCTAGATCGATAAATAAATCTGGATTTCTTTTAGCGAACATCATCAGATCTCTTTTAATTTCTCTACTAGTCATTTTAGATACTTCAGATCCTACCTCTACTCTCAATATAGCTTCTGCTTGATCGATGTCCATAGACTTAGCAGCGTTTAAAGCTTCAATCTCCATTTCTAAATAAACTAGATCATCATTAGCTTTTTCAACTTTACTAAACTCGTAATATTTACCGTTTAAAGCTGGGTGGTATATAGATAATAGTTTCTGTAAATTCTGTTTTTGTTTAGGTACAAATAAAGTACCATTTTTAAACATAACATGCCCAAGTGTTGATTCACCTTTTTGCTCTTCTACGAGTGGTGAATTTTGATTTGTAGCATATCTTAATTCTTTTTGTTCTCCAGTTTCTTCGTCAAACCACAATAAAGGAAATCTAGCAGAATGCCTAGACGGTAGTGTTAACGTTAGTGGAGTAAATGAACCTTTTAAAATATAGGTTCTATCTTTTATTTCCCAACTAGGTTTAGCTGGTTCTACTTTTACTTTTTTTGGTGTAATTGGTTGAGGTGCAACCTCGGTTTTAGTTACTGCTGTTTTAGCTTGATTTGCCATGATATAATAAAATTTAATAATTTAATAAAAGTAATGATTACCCCCGTTTAATTAACGAGGGTAAAAATTACAGTAATTTACCCTTGTGTTAGTCAGTGAACAATACGAAGTTGTTCGCAGCTTGTACACATAAACATCTTTCAGAAAGGAAGTGTACTTCCATTGCGTCAAGATCAGAAGTATAAGCTCCTCCAACAGATCCAGTTAACCAAGACTTCATACGTCTGTCATCACTTTGAGATGCTCTATAACGTACGTGCAAGAATGGACGTCTGATGTTAGTTCCTAAGATTTGATCATAAACAGTAGAAGTTCCAGCCGGTACCAAGATACCCTCAATTCCTGATTCCGCAACAGCTCCACGAGTAGATGCATCGTTCAAGTATTTCCAGTCAGTCTTATAGAAGTCGTAAGAACCTCTTCTGAATCCTGAGAAACCTAAGTTTAATGCCATGTCTTCTGAATTTTCAAATAATCCATAAGCAACACCACCATTTGGTCCAGCAGATACTCCACCTAACATGTTGTCAATAGTTAAAGAAAGTTGACGATTAACAAATAACATATTCTCTTCGATAGCTCCTTGAGTATCTAAGTTTTTAAGAATTTGGTCAAACTCAGTTAAGACTCCAGCAGCAGGTGCGAATCCAGCAAAGATGTTACCTCTTTGTTTTACAGCAGCAAATAAACCTTCAGTTCCTTTGTACTTAGTATCACCAGCAATTCCAGCAACACCAGATCCAGCAGCAGCTAAAGTTCCTTCAACTACAGACATTTCCAAGTAGTCCTCAAAACGTAGTCTAGTTTCAGACTCAGCTTTTAGATACCACAAATACCCTCCAGTTCCATCTTCAGTAGCAACTTCTACCCATCCAATCTGAGCAGCGTCAGATCCAGAGATAGCGTATTTATCTTTAATGATGATAGGTGAGTTAGAATACTGAGTGAACGAAGGAGTGATTGATTTGATGTCAGCATCTCCAGTTCCTTTCTTATACTCAGATCCGTATACAAAGATCTTAAGCCCAGCGTCTAATACGTTAAACGTAGCATCAAGATTAGCTCCGGTATAAGTAGCAACTGTAAGAGTAGCTAAAGTAGCAGAAGTGTCAACGCTGTCTGTTACTAAAGCAGTTACTTCAAGCCCATTAGAAGGATCCATAATAACGATAGTATCGTTTTTAGAGATTACATTTCCTACAAAGTTATCTCCATTAGCAGCATTTAGTGCAAATGTTAAAGTAGTAGCAGTTGCAATAGTTACATCGTTGTAAGCAATATGTAATCTGTTTTGCTCAGACCATACTACTTGATCAGAAGTCATAGGCATTTCAGCACCTACCATACGTAAGAATCCAGATAATGTTCTGTTTCCGTAACGCTCTACTTCTTGTTCATAAATTTCAGGTAGATATTGTTGTGCAAAATCGTTTCCTGATCCGTCTGTAAAACTTAAATAGTTGTCAGACAGTAATTGTTGTTTTTGACTCGGTTTAATTGAACCGAATGTGTTGTTTAATGCCATTTTTAAATGATTTTAAATGTTAAATTTTAATTTTTTTAATCTTTAATTTAGATGAACTAAGATTGCTTTCGCCTAATACTTTTACCTTGATACCATCTTTGAAGCCTGTTTGAGGCGATTGCCTTAAGGTTTGACTTGGATTTTTTGAGCTATCTATAACTTGTTTGACAGCGTCAGCTTTTCCTTGTTCGTAAAAATGATTAGCAATAGTATCGACATTAGCAGCAGCGTACATAGCTTTGTGGTAACCCGCTGGGTCTTTAACACTACCATCACTATTAAGGAACTTCCCTACGATGTTACTAATGTTTGACTGGGTTTCTGCAACTTTACTAGGATCCTTCACGCCATACCTGAATTTCTTTTCTCCTAAATTGAAATCAAAACCTTTGAAATCTTGTGAGAATAGTTTTTTAGTTTGGTTTTTGAATGACTCGTGTTGTTGCTCGGCTTTGCTTTGCTCTTCGTTATATCTATTGAAAAAGTCAGTAGCTTTCTTTTGCTCTTGAGTTACGCCCGGTCTCAACTTGATCTCGTCGTAGTATTTACTCTTTGTTTGCTCTAGAAAGTTTTTGGCTTTTGCAACTTCTTCTTTAAACGCAAGTTTCTTCTTGCGGATGTCTCTCTCCTCGTCTATATCTTCATCGTATGAAAAATCTTCAAGTAGTAGACTCACATCCTCACTATCTAAGTAAGGCTTTGTTTTTTTATAATATTCTTTTAGTAATGTATCGTTGTCGATATTAGAGTAATCAGCGTTTAATCTAACGTAGTCATTAATTGTACCGCCAGTTTCTTCCATGAAAGCAACTAGCTTTTCAATGTTTTCTGGTAACTTAGCACCTGTTTCTTCGTTGTTAGTTAAAGCGTTATCAAATTGCTCTTCTAAAACCTCAACCTCATCTTGTGCGATTTCATCAGTAACCTCTTGTATAATTGGCGTGTCTTCTTGAACAACCTCTTGCTCTTGTTTAACTTCTTGCTCGACAACCTCTTCAACAACTTGTTCCACTTGACTCTCTTCAGCGTCAATTACTACTTTAGTAACTTCTGGCTCTTCGTTGCTTTTAGATAAATCTACTTTTATAGGTTTATCTTGTGTTTTACCTAGATTTTTAGGTTTAATTTTTTTACCTTTTAAGGAGAAATCTCCCTCTTGTTTTTCTTGTGACATAATATAATATAATTAAATAATTGAAAATTTGCTTTTATTTGAAGCTGTTTACTACAAACCGAAACCGTTTAAGTCATCAAAACCTGATGATTCAAAATCCTTAGGTAGCTCATCGTTTTGTCTTTGAGCTATCATTTTTGATTGCTGTGTAGCTTGTATTCTTGTTCTCTCGTCTTTACGATCTTCTATTTCAGCTTCTTTACTTTTCTCAGCGTCTAGTTTTATTTTAGCTAACTGAAACTGATATTTAAATTCTTCAGCCATAAGCTCTCTTTTTATTTGAGCTTCAGTTTGCATTCTTTGTATTTCAAACTGTGATTTAGCTTGCTCTACACTTACTTTCTCCTGGGTGAGTGCTTGTTGTTTTTGTACTTCAGCCATCGCAGCTTTCTCTGCTGCTTGAGCATTTGCTTGTGCTTGAGCTTGAATATTAGCTTGTTGCTCAGCCATCTTTAATTGATGACGTTTTTTCTTTTTAAGCTTTAACAATTGGTTAGCCATTTTTAAATTTCTAACCTGTCTTATATCTATAACATCGTCAAGATCTATACCTTGAGTTTGTAACGCTATTTGTAAGTTCTGTTCTAGTTTAGCTTTTTCTTCTTCATCAGGTTCCAACTCTAAGTATATACCAAAATCGTGTAGATTTAAATTTTCAATTTCTTTAAGTGTTTGAAAGTTATAGTTAGATATACTTTGCTTTAATGAGTTAGCTGTTAATGGATATGATAGGGAATCTGCAATTTTTAAAGATATATTTTCACATACTCTTAAAGTTAAAAATAACTGAGCCTGCATCAAGTGTCTAGTTGCTGTATTGGAAGCATTTACAGCCATTTTCTGTAAACCTAACAATGAGTCTTTGTCTGGAGTAGAAGCGTCTCTTGCTTCATTTAAACCAGTTACATCTCTTATCATTTGTAAATAATACTGATAAGTACCTATTAAACTTTGTATTTTAGATTGTCCCGAGGACGACGCTAATTCCTGAATAGGTATTTTACCAGCGTTTAAAGATCCGTCTTGCGTAAGTGATCTACCCACAACAGATCCTGTTTGGAAATACATGTTTAATGCTTCTGCTGGATTATACGTTGTACCGTTACCTAAATCAACCTCGGCTAAACCGTCCATATCTAAGAATACACCATCTGGTACTATTCTAGACATTACTTGCTGAAGTTTTAAGTGAGTCAATTGAATCATATCAGCAAAACCAGTTATTCTACTTACTACAGACTCTATTCTTCCTTTGTATACTCTGGGAGCACATATAGAGTAATTCATTTCTACTTTTGTGGTATCAGCGTAAGGTCTAGACATATTTTCTGCTAGCTTCCACTCTAACATATGGTTGTTACCTAAAATCTTAGCACCAGTGTATAAAACTTCTATACTTCTGCTTACTCTTTCAAAGTTATCATTAGATGGTGGATTAAAACTATCTGTTTTTTCTATAGCTTTTTCCAAGCCACTATCTGTAGTTTTTATCTTGAACACTTGGTTCATATATGTCTTATATTCAAAATACATGACTTGCACAGTGTTGGAATCGTAATTACCCCAACCTGTTATGTATTGAGAGTTACCAGGCATTTTCTGTATAGAATCTAGCTCTTCTTCAGTTATATGTGGAAACTGCTTCTTTAATTCAGATATAGTTATAGATTTTACTTCACCAACATAGTATATGTCTTCAAAGTTAGGATCTTCAGTGTACGAGTAAACCATATAAGCTGGGTCAACGTAGTCTATAGTTACCCCATTAGAAGGGTTAAAACCTGTTTTAACCGCGGCTATACCCAAAACAGTTAGATCGTAATTTAATCTACGTCTAGTTAGATTATATTTATTTCTAGCTAAAGTGTTGTTTATAACTTCTTCTTCAGCAACTTCAACACCTTGCTTATAGGAGAGTTGCATATGTAATTCTAACTCTTCAAGATTAGAAGGTAATTCATCTTGGTTTAATTTAGATCTTGAAAAATCTACCCCAGTATTTTCTTTAGCTTGCTGTATTAAATCTTGAGCAACCATATCAGCCGCTATTTCATTAGCATGGTCTGTTCTTTTCTTTTGACTTTCAGGATCTTGCGCATAAGCAACTATATCGTATTCTTTATTAGACATTCCATTAACAACAATGTCTACGAACTTAGGTATAACTGGTACAGGCTTCCAGTCTAAATTTAAGTAAGATAAATCACCATTTATTGATAACTCGTCTTTGTACTTCGCTATAGATTGTTCACCTCTAGCATACAACCTAAGTTGATGGTAGTTGCTGTAGCTTTGAGCGTATCTGTTACCAGAACGACCTTCTTGAAACCACTCTCCCTCGATAGCTCTAGCTACTTGAATACCATAATCTAAGCTTGCTTTTACTTCATCGCTAACTACTTGGCTAGGGAAAGAGCTATTACCATTGGTGTATACTTTCATTTATCTTATAATTTTTGACGATGTTCCTTTATTATCGTATCGTTTTATGCCTAAATCTATATTTTTACGCTCTCTTCTCGCTACAGGTGTGTATCTATTCTTGTTACAAGCCATTATAGCTAGACCTGAACTTATGGAGGCATCGTGCTTTGTTCTATTGTTTATGTTGAATTTAGCCCAGTCTTCCAGCGTTCTTTGAAAATACATATTACCATAACCATTAGGTGTGTTACCTACGTTTTCCTCTATGTATGTTTCTATAGCTGCTGCATGCGACTGTTTCATATCTTCACTGGAGTTAGGTACTCCACCTATCTCTCTTTCAGTTACAGACAATTTATTATATATTTTATCTGGTCTATTCATTGAAAAACCTCTATAACCTCTTCTTTTAAAATGATATAATAATCTAGGTTTGTTATTTTCTGCTAATATAGGCATACCGTAAAATATGCACGCCATTAATACATCTTCAAAAAATATCTCAGCAGTCTGAGGTCTAGCTATATATTCTAAAAAAAATAAATTAGGTGGTACGTTTTCCATAGAAAACTTTGTTAAACCATGTAGAGATCCGTTAGAACCTCTCTTATCGACAGTACCTGATATATCATAACTATCACAGCCAAAAGCTCCGCAGTGGTCATTACCAGGGTATTTAATACCGTTTTTTATTATTACTCTATTCTGTAGGTTAACAGGTGGAACCCATGATATTCTAAACCTTCCATCTCTATTTGGATAGAATAATACCCTACTATCTTTTATTCCGTTTTCCCACATAAAACTACCCGTTGTTATCGTAGAAGTGTTATGCAGATCAGCGTTGTAGTCTATCTGTTGATATATTTTAGTTAGATTAAATAAAGATTCTTTAGCCTCGTCTCTAAAAGCGTGTTCCTCTGTTCGCGGGAACTGTCTATAGTATTCATTTAACCCGTCTTGATCATCTTTCAAACCATCAACTTCATTCTGCCAATGCTCTACAACTCCTTGACTTATAACATCACCTAGAGGATCTAAAACATTTTCCTTGGGTGTATCGAATACAGGTAATCCATAAGAATCAATGAATCCTTCGTAGTTCCATTCCATAGGAATGAACAAACTATATAGTCCCGAGCTAGTCTGACCGTTGCGGTTTCTTTTTGTTGCATCAGAATCATAATATAACTTTTTAAAATTCTCACCACCTTTATCTAAAGCGTTTGACGTACTACCCATCATACACTTACCTATAATTCTAGAACCTAGTCTTAAACACGTTTTTGTAACTCGCCAGTTATTTAATATATTGTTTGGCCTCTCCCATTTCCCACTTTCATCATGTACTAGTAGTTTTAGTTTTTCTCCATCGTACGCGTTATCACCGGTGTTTTTCCAATCGACGGTGGTATCAAGACCGTCAAGGGTCTCGGGCCTAACGGTTTTGGTGATGGACTTACGAGTAAGCTTTGATGCGGGGACCCTGTAGGCGAGTTCCGTCTTCGGCCTGTCCATACCGTCTTGTATTGGTTTGAAGAAGAAGGGATAGTTAACAGAAATGGGTACAACCTTATCTGTGAACATTTTCTTAGCATCGGCTCCAGATTTGGACAAAATCCCAAAGCGTGAGTCCGACGATATTGTAGCCATGTTAACCGTTTCCCCAGACGCCATGAATGAAAAGCCAGAACGTCTGTTCTTGAGATATGACATTCCATAACA